CGCGGCGCATGGCATGGAGCCATGGCCGCGCCGCCGTGCCCTTGCGGGCGTTAATCGCGTTGGCGATGGAGTTATTTTAGCGCGACTATAATTTTTTGCGGCACATCCGCCAAGCCTCTGTCCGCGTGGGCAAGCTCAACTGTGGCGGATGTTTATTTTTATCTTATCTCATCCCACAGATCAGACACTTCCGCGTATTTTTTGTAAATTTCTGCGCGGGCGGCATCGAACTGACTCAGCGACCACGCCGGGCGCTCGGCGATGATGGCATTGGCGTTTGCGAATGCGCTGCGGAAAGGATTGTTGATTTCTAGAGTTCTGGCCTTTTCAGGCTGAAAGAAAATGATTGGAAATCGTTCTTGCATCGCCATGTCGTGGCACTCTTTCTGATTTGCGTGGTAGTTGAACCACGTCTCGTAAAGCATTTCATCGCTGAATTTAACCATCACAGCGATGAGGATGACGCCGTTTTCGTCCAGAGCGCCACAGCGCAACTCGATGAGCGGATTTGTGATATAACTTATGACGTGGCGCAATCTCTCTCTGTTCGCTCTCAACGCGAAGCTGATTTAGCACTTGCTGTGCTAAAAGCGGTGAGGCACTGCGAACAGCAAATGGCGCTGTGGGATTACACGCTCAGGATTTCAATTAAAGCGCGCAAACACGTGACAATTCGTCCCGAATTTCAATTTGGGGAACCCCTGAATATTTCACCAGTAGATTAGAGCGTATAATCTAATCAATCAAATATTAAACGGCTACGAGCCGCGAACGTCTGACGAAGACGAGCGCGGCTCTTTTTGTTTTTCTCTTAACCGGAGCTGTATGACACACAAAGTTTTATACACACATGGCGCAACCGCGCTGGATAGCATGATGACGGGTGTGGACGTGCTGGGCGAGACGGGCGCGACCAGCGTGACGTTCTTTTCTCTCGACATCGAGCGTTACGCACAATTCATCCGTGAGCGTGGCGTGAAGGTGTGGCTGATGATGCAGTGGGAGGGTGGCGGCGAGGCCGACTTGCCAAAAATTCAGCAATACGTGCGCGACTGCATCGCCGCGTTTGGCCGCGAGAACATCGCCGGGGTGAGCATAGGCGATGAGTGGGACTGGAAGATGCGCGAGGCCAGCGCCGAAGTCGCCAAAATGGCCTCCCGCATTTTGTTTGACGCTCAGTCTATGAAAGATCTGGGGCGCGGCCACAGATGGATGGAGCTAAACGGAAGCACGTCGAAAGTGTATTCCTCTCCTCAGGCGTTTCCTGCCCCGCAAAATTACTCGCCCGAAATGGCCCGCAAGCGCAACGAGGCCGTGAAGGAGGTTGACCCCACGCTGGAAACGTGGATCAACGTGATCGGCGACATGAGCGGTTATATCGTGGAGGCACGAGCGTATGCGGCTAGTGGCGCGGATCACGTGACATTTGACTTTTACAGCCGCATTTGCGAGAACGCGGACAACTGTGCGGGCTGGTGCGCCCCGCAGCCCGAAACGCCGCTGGCCCTGACCGGGATTTGCGCGTGGTTTGCTGAGAAGCCGCTGGCCCCAAATCAGAAGTGGGGATTGGGCGTGCAGTGTTTCGACATGACCGCCTGCGACCGGATGCCGCGCACGACCGCCGCGCTGATGCGGGCGGATTACGACCGCGCGGCGCCGCTGGGCAAGATGGGACTGGTGTATGCGTATTGCTGGAGCGATTTTGGGCGCAACCGCAATGACCTGCTGCGCGAGCCAAAATTGCGCCCGGAATGCAAGACGTTCTTTGGCGGTCTGGACGCGCCTGCGCCAGAGAAGCCCCCCGCCATTTTCGAGCCATCCAACATCACCATTCGAGTGGGCGATGTTGTGCCGATTCGGGTGCTGATCCCGCCTGGGCGCAAGGTGAAGCGGTTTGAGATTGACCCCGCCGATTTGGTGGATGGCTGGCCCGCCGAACTGCCGGAGGGCGCGGCGGGATGGACGCTGAACGGGCGAATGCCGGGGAAAGGGGTCATCACCTGCGTTCTGGATGACGGTGGGCTGAGCGTGCTGGTGTTTGAGGTGCTGAACGCCGCGCCGCCACCCGAACCGGTGACCCCGCCCCCGGCTTCCGAAACATTTTCAGGGACGTTCGCCACGCTGAGCGGGCGCACGTTCAAATTTGTGGGGACGTTGACGGAGGTGAAATGATGGACTGGCGATTATGGCTCTACCGCCCCATCAACGCCCTGCTGCGCAAGTTGATGAGCGCGAACTACCGCGCCAATTATCTGCGCTCCAATGACTGGCGCGAGCGCAGCGCGGGGTTTGTCCAGGCGCACTTGATGCGCCACCCAGGGGATCGCGGCAAGGCCCTCCACGTTCACCACCTGCGCTACGACAACATCGGCCACGAAATGCTGGGGCGCGATGTGGAGGTGATTACGCGCGAGGAACACATGCGCATCCACGCGGCGCGGCGGGCGGTGGCAGTATGAACATCCTCGCCTTTGTTTTCTCTTTCCTCGTTCTGGCCGCGCCGCCCGGCCCGGCCAAGAGCGTTCACGAGTGCATAGCCCGCTACCCGCAAATTGATGCGGCCCTGCGCCGCGCTGAGGCGCAGACCGGCATCTCCCGCGCGACCGTGTGGGCCATCGCCTGGGTGGAAACGCAGTGCGACCCAGCCGCGCGTGGAAAGGCTGGCGAGGTAGGAATGTGGCAGATCATCCCGCGCGACCAGACGAAATACCCGGCTTCGTGGTTTGGCGACCGACCGCTGTCCGATGAGCTGCGGGACCCGTTTTTTAGTTCGCGCGAGGCTGGGCGCATTCTGCTCAAAAACAAGATTCGTTTTTGCAGCGGCGACCTGATGTGCGCACTGCGGGTTTACAACGGCGGCACGAGCGCATGTGTCCGCACTGGCGGGCGTGATGGCCGCGCTATGCCCGCCTTTGCTCAAGTGAGCGATGTTTGCGCGCACGCGTGGCAATACGCCCAGCGTGTGTATGAAGTTTCGACGATGGTGAGGTGATAAAAAGATGACAACTCAATTTAACGGAATCCTCAAAGCCGCATCTGCGGCATTGTCCATTCACACCGCCAAAAACGTGCGAGTGGTGGATGGTGACACCATTTACGCGGATATTGACGCCCCCAAATGGATGCGTGAAACGCGCGGCGAATATGTGCGTTTTACGGGCATTGATGCGCCGGCGGCGGGCACGCCTGAGGGCGACAAGGCGACCGCATGGCTGAAAGACAAAATCGGCGACAACCAGGTGACGCTCATCATCAAAAACAGCCGCGACCTGCACGGGCGGTTGTATGCCGAGGCGTGGCTGGAGGGTGAGGGCAAGAGCCTCAATCAGCAATTGGTGGAGGCGGGCGCGGCTGTTGTCTACAAGGATTTGGAGATGGAGGAATAAAAGCATGAATTTACTTAGAAGCCGCACGTTTATCACCTGCCTTTTGGACGCGCTGGTCAAGGCGGCCACGCTGATCGCCAGCAAATACGCCGCGCCTGAAACGGCGGCCATGTTGCACGATTTGTGGTTGATCGCTCAGCCGGTTGTGCTGTTTTTAGTGACCTATTTCACCGTGAACGATTTTGCCGCGCCGGTCGTTCAACGCGCCATTTCCCGCGAGCTAACTACGCGCGGCCTCCCATCGGCCACCGCCACCCCAGCCTATTTTTACCAGCCGCCGCCCTCTGCGGCATTTGACCCAGACAAATACATACGGGCGCGCGTGGTTGGAGAAATTGGCGGCGACGCAGAACCGGAGAGTGGAACATGAAAATCTCCCTCTCAATTGGCATCAATCGTTTTGGCGCTATTGACGCGCCGCTGTCAGGTTGCGTGAACGACGCAAAAGCCATGCAGGCGTATTTTGACGCCCGCGGCTACGAAACCGCGACGCTTTTAGACGACGCGGCCACGCGCGGAGCCGTCGCCGACTGGATGGCTCACGCGGCGGCCCGCGCCACGGCGAATGAGGTGTCCCACATCGCGCTCAGTTTGTCTTCCCACGGCACGCAGTTGCGCGACCTGAACGACGATGAGGCCGACAAATGGGACGAGGCCGCGGTGTTGTATGACACCGCGATAGTGAATGGGCAGTGGGGTAACGTGTTGCTGGACGATGCGGTGAAGGCGTGGCTGGCCTCGATCCCCAAAACGACCGAGGTCGAGTTGTGGTTTGACTGCTGCCATGCTGGGACGATGAGCCGCGCGGCATTGCAGTATGCCATCCGCTACCTGCCCCCGCCGGGCGGGAGGTTGCCGCCCCCGCGCCAGACGCTCCGCTCGCTCAACCCAATGCACGTGCGGGAGATTGAACGCGCGGCCCGGCACACCCGCTTTTTGTGGGAAGCCTGCCGGGCCAACCAAACGGCGGCGGACGCGGTGATTGGTGGCCGTCCGTGCGGCGCGTTCACCTGGGCGTATTTGAGCGCGGCCAAAACACGCACTGGGCGCGGCAACATCTTGGCAAATACGCGCACGCTTTTGCGTAAGGCCGGGTTTGATCAATTGGCGCAGTTGGAGGCGGTGTAGGTGGATGAGCTGGAGCGTGTAACGCTTGTTTTGCGCGTTGTGCAACTAGCGGCCACCGTGCCGCTGTGCTGGGCGATATGGCGCCTGTGGCGCGGGCGGGCGTGTTCGTGGCGCAATTTACTCGCGCTGGTCGTCCTTGTCGCGCACATGACCGTGTATCAGATATACGCGCTCCTCTCGTTTGATCTTGGCTTCTTTTTTGTTGCTTCCTACACGGGAACATGGACGGCTGTTTTACGTTTGCACGTGACGCTGACCTTGCTTGGATACACGTTGTTGTTGCTGAAACGGGCGGGGGTGAGATGGATCCGCTAATGACGTTTTCCCTTGTGGCTAGTGTTTCGGCTCTCGTCATTGTTGTTTTATCGTTCACTCCAGCCTTTCGACACGGCGGAAACGGGGGAGAGGTGGCTAAGTATTACAAACTGGAAAATGATCAGTTGCGGGAGCAAAACAATGCCCTAAAGTTAGAGAAGGAAACATTTAGAGGTGAGGTGGAAACTCTAAAAAGAGAAGTGGGGGAGCTAAAAAAGGACAATGCGCAACTGAAAGCCGAGAACGCCGATTTGCGCGGACGGGTTGAGTTCTTGTTCGAGAAGGTTACGGGGCGCGATATTTCGCAAAAGACACCGCCTGTAAGCGCCAGTCCGCGCCGCGCGGTTTTATTTGTGTCTACCTCCCCAATTCAGGGCGCGATTTTGCAAACCGGCGTTGAGGCGCGGGCGATAGAAGATGCGCTGCGCAAAAGTGGATACGAGTTCAAGGCGATACAGGCCGCACGACCACATGACATTACCCGCGCCATTCTCGATTTTAAGCCGACGATTTTGCATTTCAGCGGACACGGGGCAGATGGCGACATTTTCCTCGAAGACGAGATGCAGAGACCGAAGCCGGTAACTTTGGATGCCATCGCGCGGCTTCTCAGGGCAATGCCCGTCGTCGGGATTATCTTGAACGCTTGTTTTAGCGCCAAAAATCTTTCTCCGCTTATGGCTGTTTCGCAATGGGCGGTTGCAATGAAACGTGCGGTTGCAGACCCGACCGCTATCGCGTTTTCGGACGGGCTTTACCTCGCTCTTGCGGATGGCAAAGATATTCAATCTTCGTTTGATATTGGCGTAGCGAGTGCCGGTATGCAGTCCGCCGGGCAAATGGATATTCCAGTTTTGGAGGTGCGACGATGAAAGATGTTCCATACATTTCCCAGCTCGGAAACGCCCCAAACAACGATTGCGGCCCGGCCTGCGCGTTGATGCTGGCGCGGGCGGCTGGCAATGGGCTAACTGAGACGGTTGAGCACTGGAGCAAGCAATTGCCGCGCGGGATTGACGCGGAGGACGACGGCACGACGGCCACCGAGCTGGCCGGGATGCTGGAAAAGTTGGGTTGCACGCCAGTTATTTCGCCGGACGCGGCCTATCCATACATCGCGCTTGTGGATTATGCGGCGTTGCCGGTCGTCCAACGCTACGACCAGAGCGGGCGGACGTTTGGGCACTGGATTGTGCGCCTGAGCGACACGGCCTACCACGACCCGTATCACACGCACGGCTGGCAGACGGCCAGCAAAGACACGCTGGACGCGGCGGTTCTCGCTGGCGCGTCCAAATACTGGGATGGTTTTGTGGCAAAAGTCTCTCTTAAAACCGCCATCGCACCGGCGACCGCGCTTGTGGTTTACAACACCGATGGCACGGGGGTGAACGTCCGCGCATCCGGCGCAATGACCGCCGCAAAAATCGGCGTGATGGCTGAGGGGCGCGAAGTAAAGCCGGTGGCCGAAGTCGGTGGCTGGACGCAAATTCAGCTCGTAAAAAACCCGCCGAGCTGGGCCAATGGCTGGGTGAAGTCCGATTATCTGACCGCGCTCCCGGCCCCGGCTCCCGCGCCCGTTCAGCGGCAATGCCTGGTCGGTGTGAATGTTATTTCGGACACCGGCGCACAGGCCGAGGTCGAGCGAGCCGGGTGCAAATTTGCGCTTGTTTTGGGCGGGAACAAAGAGGCCGCCGATTTTGCCCGCAACCACCCAGACGGCTACTGCATGGTTCGAGCGGACGTGAAAAATGGGCGCTGGACGGCGGATGACTTCATCCGCGCCCTGGGCGTATCCGCGGACATGCCGCCTAATCTCGTGCTCACGCTGTTCAATGAGGCCGATTCATGGGGTTCATCGCCGCCGGAGCTTGAGGAACGCATGAGAGTGGAAACCGAGTTCGTGCGCAAGGCGCGAGCCATCGGATGCCGGGCCATCATTGCGCTGGGGACGTTTAGCGTCGGCAATCCGCAATTTGCGTCCTCTGCGCCCGAATACGCTGACACCGTGCGGCTCATCAAACAGTATTACGCGCCGCCGTGGAATGCGGGAGAAATTGGGCTGGACTATCACGCTTACGCGCCGAACATGCAGCACATTTACAGCGATGAGGGCTTGCCCTGGTTTGAGACGCGCTGGCAGTTCTTTTTTACCGACTGCGGGCTTGACCCGACAAAGGGGCAAGGTGTGTTCATCGGCGAGTGCGGCGTGGACGAGGACGGCATTGGCGGTTTTAAGGCGCACGGCGCCAGCACCGAGGACGTGGCCGCGCATATTCGCCGCGTGGTCGAGATTCAGTCGCGCCCGTTGGTTGTGGCTGGCCGCGAGTATCCATCACCTGTTAAGGGGGCGGCTGTATTTTGCTACGGTAATAATGACGACCCGCGCTGGGCGAACGGCTACGACATTCGCCCGCTTGGCACTACGCCGTTTGTAAAGGCGGGCGTGTGGGTTGGGGCGCGGGGAATGCGCAAGGCGATGAAACCGAAGGGATAGAGATGCACAAAGGAGATATAAAAAATGGGAAAAGAAAAATCAATCGGTCAGGATGCGTTTGAGGCATACAAAGACAGTGTGTCCGGAGTGACGTATGACGCAAGACCAATTCCAGACTGGGAGAATTTGTCTGATTCTGTTCGTCGCGGATGGGACGCGGCAGCGCTAAAAGTCAGGACGAGAACACTCCTTGATCTTAAGGGAATGCTTGAAATGGAGATTGATTATCCACACGAGAAGGTTGACGACCGGGCTGATATGTCTGAACGAGACGAATGACGAGATGCACAAACACGGCAAGAAGGACGCCACACAAGACGGCATCGTGGCCGCGTTGCGCGAGATTGGGGCGCATGTGCAATCTCTCGCCAGCGTGGGCAACGGCGTTCCCGATTTGTTGGTGAGCTATCGCGGCGCGTGGTTTGTGTTTGAGGTGAAGTCGCCAGGCGGGAAGCTCACAGAGTGCGAGAAAAAGTGGCACGATGCCGCGCGCGCGTCGGTGTTTATCGTGTATTCGGCGGATGACGCGCTGAAGATTGTGATGAGGGAGACGAGGGTTTGATGTTGCGGGGTGGAGCAGTGGTTAGCTTTCCTGGCCTACTACCAGGAGGTCGCAGGTTCGATTCCTGCCCCCGCTATATTTTTTGCGCCAGTCGTGATATTTGGCGGACGGGTTTGGTTTCCGTCCGCGAGAGTGAACGGTTTTGCTTGAAAGTTTTTGCAGATCGTCATCGGACAAAATCCAGTGCGCATCCGTTTTTTGAATGCCCAACACACGAGCTTGGCTGTAAATTGTTTTGATCGATTTGTTTAGAATTTTGGACGCTTGCTGAGCGGTATACATTGTTGAAATTTTAATAAAAGTCTCGCAAAATGTCAATTATTAACATAATAACTGTTGACAAAATAAGAGACTTTTTGTAAAATGAACGGAGATGCAAACGATTAGCATTAGACAGCCATATGCGTGGCTCATCTGCGCGGGACACAAGAGCATCGAAAATCGCTCTTGGGGGATAGCCACGCCCAAAACGCTGGCCGTCCATGCCTCGCAGCGCAAAATGACGCGCGAGGATTGGACGCTTTTGCGCGAGCTGTGCAAACAGATTTTGCATATTCCTGTCCCTGCCGCCGAGGATTTGAGACTCGGGGCGGTGATTGGCTGGATGGACGTGGAGCGCGTGGAAACGGACGAAACCAAGCTCACGCCAGAGCAATATAACTGGAGCGATGAAGATTCTAAATGGTGGATTATTTCTCGCGCTGGGTTTATTGATTTTCCAATTCCGCTAAAAGGGCGGCTGGGGTTGTTTGATACGGAAATGGTGATTAGTAAGAAATAGCAAAACTTACAAAATCCAAAACGAGGCCGCGATTGGGTTCGGGGATGATGGCAAACCCATCCCCAGCGCGGAGCTTGTTGGACGCGTTCGGGCTGATCGCGGCAATAAAATCCTGCTCAGCTTTAGTATGGGCAAGGATTCTCTTGCCATGTGGCTTCATTTGCGCCGCCTCGGTTTTGAAATAACCCCATATTTTCTTCACTTCGTACCGGGATTGCAATACGTAGAAAAATCACTTTCGTATTACGAAAGTTTTTTTGGCGTAAAAATTTTGCGCCTCCCTCACCCGCTTTTTTATCACATGGTGCGCACCTGGTCGTATCAGGAACCACACGCCATCCCCGCCGTTATTTCGTTTGAAATGTTTCCCGCTTACGATTTTGCGATCATAGATGACATCGTTGCTAATTCGGCGGGACTTGGTGATGTAAAACCCTATTGCGCGGTTGGAATGCGCTCTGGCGATAACTTGGAACGGTGGAGATTGATTCACCGGCAGGGGCCGGTGGGGATAAAGCATCGCAGGTATTACTATGCCATTTGGGATTGGAGTAATGAACAAATTGCGCAAATCTTGCGCGAAGAGGGCTGCAAGCTCCCTCCTGATTACAAATTGTGGGGACGAACTATCACCGCATATAGCTACAAGTATTTGCAATTTTTGAAATCGGCGTATCCAAATGATTATGCCCTCACACTGCAATGGTTTCCGCTTTTGGAGGCGGATGAATTTAGGTTTGAGGCAATGAAACACCATGAGCCATCAAAAAATTGAAATCAAGCGATCTTCGGTTGCTCTCAAGGCTGGGACAACGAAGATCAATCGGGTAAAAGCCGGAGAAAATGCGCCAAATTTCGACAGTTTTTTTATTGCTCCGCCAGACGGAAACCCGTTGGACGAAGTGTCTGATTCTGATGATGTTCAAAAAGACGTAGACGGAGAGAATTCGACCATGCTTGAGTCTATTTTGGCCGCAAAGAAGAAGCAGCAGGACGAGTATCGCAATGAAACCGACGTTAATTATTATTTTTGCGTGTGCTTTCAGAATATGGCCCAGCGTGACGAGTTTTTAGTGGCTACCGAATGGGATAAGCCCGGTGCGCGGTTCGTGGACGGCCTAAGACTCGCGTCTCGACTTGGGGTAGCCATTAAGCCAGTCAATTTACCGCGTAAGCCCGCGCGTCCGATGCTAAAGGCTTTGCGTGGAATATCAATAATTGAATAGGGGGTGATTTAGTAAGAAAGGCATTACGAAATGTGTTGCTTGGCCTGTCTCGGGCCGGTCGGGCGTTCCGCAAGGGTGGATCGTTCGTAAAGGGCTCGGGGGGCAAGGGTGGCTAACCAATTGCAGGCGTGTCTCGTAAGAGATGCGCCTGCCAATAACTTATGGCAAAACGAGGACGCGGACGGCCCACTATCTTGACCAATAGGGTGATGGAGGATTATTGTGCCGCCATTAGTATTGGCGCGCCGCATGACACCGCATCATCTTATGCCAACGTGACATATGCGGCTGCCTTGATGTGGCGCACGCGCGGCGAAGAAGAGCAGAAACGCATAGAGTCCGGCGAAAAGCCAGACGAGGAAATGGCTAAATACCATAAATTTTTTATGGCAGTGGAGGCGGCCCGCTACGAGAGACGCATCAAGTGGTTGCAGGTTATAGATCAGGCGGCTTCGCGCGAGGCAGATTGGGCGTGGCGTATGTTGCAGAACGACGACCCGGAGAACTTTAGGCCGCCATCCCAACGCGCCGAACTCACCGGGAAGAACGGCGGGGCGGTGAAGGTGCAAAGCGGGCTGTCTCCTGAATTTGCGGCGGCACTAAACAAAATTTACGGCGACAAAGGGGACGGCAATGGATAGTCTGGTTCGCTACACGCAAGCCGGTCACGTGGCCGGGTGCCCGCGTGACCAGATGGAGAAATTCGCCGTCGCCGAGACGGTGTTGCAGCCGCGGCAGTTGGCGATGGCGGCGGCGGCGCGAGAGTGCGATAAGCCCGATGGCCCCGTGATGGTCGCTGTTGGAGGCGCGCGCGGAGGCGGAAAGACGCACTGGGCATTTGCCCAAATGGGTGTGGACGACTGCCAGCGCTACCCCGGCTTAAAATTTTTGTATCTCCGCAAGGTTCTCAAATCCGCTCGCGAGGCTTTTTCTGACGTGTTCCCTCGCGTGTATCGCGGACTTGATTACGAATACAAGGCGCATGAAGGCGTTTTGTATTTTGCCAATGGCAGCCGCATTATTCTTGGGCACTTTCGCAACGAAAGCGACATTGACGCATACCTGGGCATCGAGTATGACGGCGCGGCCATCGAGGAGGCTACGACCCTTTCTTATGCCAAATTTCGCGCCATCCGTTCGGTTATCCGCACCTCGAAAGAGGGTTGGCGGCCACGCGTCTATCTGACCACCAACCCCGGCGGAATAGGTCACGCATGGTTCAAGAAAGTGTTTATAGAGCCGTTTCGCAAAGAAGCGCAAGTGGAAACCCGCTTTATTCCAGCCACCATCGAGGACAACGCCTTTGTAAATCCAGAATACATCAACACGCTTAATTCGTATACGGGCTGGCTGCTCAGGGCATGGCGGTTTGGGGATTGGGACATTGAGGCCGGGCAATACTTTACAAATTTTAGACGCGATGTCCACGTGATCAAGCCCATAAACGAAATTCCGCTGGATTGGCGGACTTGGAGCGGCATAGATTACGGCTTTACCCACTTTACGGCTTATGTTGCCGGGGCGATGAGTGGCGAGGGCGATATTTGCATCATTGCAGAACACGGAGAGCAAAAGCGTCTGCCGGAATACCACGCGCGAGAGATAAAACAGCTTTGGGCGCGGCGCGGCATTGAATACGGGCGCGTAAGGCAGACACTTGGCGGCTCCGACTTTTTTAGCAAGATTCGCTCAGATGTGACAGTGGCCGCAGAGTATGCCGCGCACGGAATACGGGTGGAGCGGGCAAACGTGGATCGCGTGGCCGGCGCGGCCCAGATTCTAAAGTTGCTGGGCGACGTTGAAAAAGGACACAGGCCGCGACTTTATATCTGCGAAAACTGCCCCCGCACGATTGAAGCCGTCCAGAACATGCAGCATGACCCGCATAGGCCGGAGGACGTGCTTAAGGTGGATGTAGACGACGACGGAGAGGGCGGCGATGACTTTTACGACGCGCTACGTTATTTGGTAATGGCCGCCACGGGCGGCGGTTCATTTGCAATGGGAGCTTATGGTTGACACAAACGCTATTTACAAACAATGGCTGGCAGCCGAGGAACTGGCCCGGCAACGCGAAGTAGTTTCAGCAAGAAATTACGAGGACGGCGCAATTGTGATCTCGCGTCTCGCGCCAGTCAAGGCATTGAATCTAAGCCTGACCGACCTTATGCGTCGCCGAGCGAACATTATCAAGCCGATTGTTTCATCCCTGACCGAGCGAATGTCTCTATTGGGCATGGATGCCGCCAGCGCTGAAGCGCAAATATGGCTGGCTGATGTGTGGAAAAGAAACAGACTGGATATTCGTCAAGACATGATCCACAAAGGCGCGGTGAACGAAGGCGAGAGCTTTGTGCTGGTGGACTGGAACAAGGACGAGGGCCGCGTTGATTTGCTTCCACACCCGCGCTATACCTCGCCCAGCCTCGGCTGGAACGCGACAGAAGGTGATGACATTCGGGTTTTGCAAAATATGACAAAGGCCGCCGCGGCAGACGCGGCGTATCTCGCCAGCGGGGATGGCTACGGGTGCAAATTGTTCCATGAGAACGACGATGAAAACCAGCCAGCCATCCGCGCCTCAAAACGCTGGCGCGCGCGGGCCGCAAACGGGGATTTGATTCAACGCTTGACCGAGTATTACCCTGACCGAATAGAGAAATATGTTGTAAGCAACGACCAATTGAAGCCCGTATTAGACGATGGCGATACCGAGTGGCCTTTGCCCTGGCTAGACAAACAGGGCAACCCGCTTGGCATTCCGGTAATTCATTTCTCGGAGCCGGAGATGCGGCCTTACGCGCTGGATGCGTTCGGGACGCAGGACGACATCGTGCAGGTTATTTTCGATATGCGCGGCGCATCGCATTTTAGCGCGTATCGGGTGTTTTACGCCTTTGGCTGGTATCCGACAGCTGATGGAAAAGAGCCAAAAGCAGATAAATCAAACTGGTTGAGCGTTGAGCCAGGCCAAATATTTGGCAATGCAACGAAGGGGCCTGGGGAAGCCAGCTTTGGCGCGATTAACGGCGAATCGCTAAAGCCCTTTATTGACACCATCCGGGAATTGATTTATTACGCGGCCATAACGACCGATACGCCGTTGTATCGGTTCAACTCATCCGGCCAGATTGCCGCCGCAGACACGCTTAAGCAGCAGGATGAGCCGCTTATCGTCAAGGTGATAAAGCGGCAATTGCGCTACGGCAACTCATGGACGCAGGTGTTTGATATGGCGCGGCGAGTGCAGAACGCCTTTGGATCGCAGGCCGCGCCGGAAGGTGAGCTGACGCCGAAGTGGAAACCCGCGCGAGAGATGAGCGACGGAGAGAGAATCGCCCGCGCCTTGACCCTGCAAAAACTGCGGGTGCCGGATGAGCAAGTTTGGATTGAAGCTGGTTATACGCAGGAGCAGATAGACGGCTTTCAGAAAATGGCAAGCTATCAAGCCCGTCAGGGTTTGATACAACAGGGGTTAAATGCCGGACAAACACCAGCGGGCGGTTAATACCGCGCTAGACGCCAATGAGCGTATTGGGAAACTGTTTGACCGTATTGGTCATGCAGACGCGCCAGCGGGCGGCATCTACGCGGCCTATCGTCAGGCGCGGCTATCGCTGGACGTGACAAACATACCCCGTGTCCTGGCTGTCTTGCGCTTGTTGCGCCAGTCGGTTGTTTCGGTCGCGGATTTGGCTCTTGGGCGCGCATACGAGTTGGGTATTGACGAAGCGGGCAGGCAGTTGGGCGTTTATAACGTTCGGCCAATGAATGATTTGGCTGTTGACGATGGAAAGGCTATCGTGCTGGCCGCGGTTGTGGCCGCTCTGGACGCGCAACTAAACGGTATCAATGCGCTCTTGATCGCGGGAGAGCCGGACGCGAGTTTAATTCTTGGCGATGACACTCGCGTGGGCTTGCTTACGCCCGCGCCTATATCCGCCGAGATTACGCGCTGGGCGGCGTTCCTGACGGGCAAAGTTTTTGCCCGTCAGGTGAGCGCATCGGTAGATAACGGCTACGTGCGCCAAGCCGTTGCCGCGATAGACGAGCGCACAACTGATTGCTGCTTGCACGTAAATGGGCATACCGCCACGCTGGAAGGTAGTTTTGAGCTAACAGGCACGCCGCGCTTTGCCGACCGGGTTCACGCGCCGCCGTTTCACTGGTTTTGCCGAACCGCTACCGCATTGGTCAGAATGAGCGATGCGGATGACGAATTGACGCGCTCTATGCGCGAAGCCGCGCGGTCTGAATTGAGGGCGCGTCAAAACGGAAGCCGGAAAGAAATTCACCCGGCGCATTCAAGTTCAAGGAGGTAACAAATGGGAGAGTTAAAGGATTACACAGGCCCTGGCGTATGGCGCGTTAAGGCGGAAGGGCTAAAAATTCTGCGCAAAGAAGGAGAGTATAACCATATTGACGTACTAGCAAACAGTAAAGATGACGCGATTTCCCACCTTTCTCCCTTGGAGGGCATAACGTCGGCCGAAATTCTTACGACGAATGTGGCAATTACCAAAAAAGCCGCGGAGCAAGTGACAAAATATTTCCTGTAAATAATGACTGCGCCTGACATGCTGGCCGCGCTTAAGGCCGAGATAAAAGTCCACCGAGACGCCATCACGCGGCTTTCGCGGCTTGCCGCTACATTGGAAGGCCAGATTCAGGCTACGGCCACGTCGGTTATTTCGCCGCAGGGCGAGGCAAGCACGGCCACGCGCGGCGAGGGCGTGAAGTCCTGATAAACAGCAAATATCTGATTGACATTTAACAAAAAACAGACGTATAATCACATCAATTGAACAAACGTTCCGCCTAGTTCTGGCTAAACACACAATTGGGCGCAGCGAAAACGGAAACTAACGCCACTTTCGGCACGGGCATAAAACCCGCTCCCTGCTACCACTAGCATGCTGGCAGGGGCAAGCGATACTGGCAGTAACGCCGCTTTCGACATAGGAGAAATCCTGTGTTGGAAGCGGCGTTTTTGTTTTTCATTTGCTCGCGGCGCGAGATGCGCGGTGGGCACACATGGAGCACGGCGGGATGCCATGCAAAGCGAGACGCTATGGACACAGGACAGGCCGCAGGCGCGGCGACACAGACACTGGTAACGGGCGAGACGCCCGCAGCCGAAACGTGGGATACGTTTTATGCAGGGTTGACGGATGAACGCAAGGGGCTGGTTGATGCTCACGCGAAGGGTTTGAAGGCGAGTTTGGAGGCCGCGCGTGGCGAACGGAATGATCTTGACAAGAAACTCAAGCAACTGGCCAAGGCCGCCGAGGAAGGCTCGGAGATGCAAAAGCAGGTGCAGGCGCTGCAGGCTCAATTGAAGTCTGCGAACGAACGCGCGGCTTTTGTGGATGAAGCCCCTGGACGTGGCGTGTCAAATGTTAATGCGGCATACAAACTGGCTGTGTCGGATGGGCTTATCGGCGACGGCGGGACGGCGGACTGGACGGCATTGAAGGAGCGATACCCGGAGCTTTTCAAAAGCCAGACGCCGGTGACGGTAAACACCAACGGCAAAGAGCGCGGGGTGGGAACGGTTACCGACCCGCAGGACTATAAAAAGTCCAATCTTGCATCCGGGCGTTACACAAGATTTTAGGAGATAAACATGTCAGCAGTTACACGCTCCTCAACCGCCGGAATTGATACCGCAACGGCCATGATTGCGCCGCAGTTGACGGGTCTTTACGCGGGCGAGGACTTGGGCATTTGCGCCCCTTGCTACATCAAGGCCAGCGATGGCAAAGTGTATCAATCGAATGGCACGGCGGCCAACGAAGCCGCAAAATTTTTTGGCTTCACACCCCGCGCGGTTAAATCCGGTCAGCCCGTTACGCTTTACGGTAACGGCACGCGCATGGGCTACGCAGCCAGCGGCTTGACGGTTGGCGCAAAGCTCTACATTGGAACGACCGCCGGAGCGTTGGACACAGCGGCCACGACGGGCGACGCGGTAGGCGTCGCCGTTGCAATTTCGGCCACCGAGATTGTTTGCAACCGGAACATCGGCTAAGGAGTAGACGAAATGGCACTTTCAATTGGCACGCACGATATTTCCACGCTTCTGGCCTCGCAGCGCACGACCGTGGCGCAGGCCGGTATCGCAAACGTATCTTCGGTTTTGCAGTCTGACCTTGCCGCACACAACGCAATTGTGGCGGATACGGTTAGTGAAATGGCCGTCTCCACTACCGAGCGGGTTATGCCCATGGGTGGGGGACGCGGCGGCGAGATGGTTGAAGTTGACGAGTTTGGCCGGGCGCCAACACAAAAGACGACCGGGCAGGGATTTGCAGGATTGCCGCTGCGCAAATTTCAGTATGCCATCGGCTGGACTGAGGACTTCATGAAACGCGCCTCGCCGCAAGACTTGCAAATTCAGCAAGACGCGGCCAAGGACGCGCACTTGCGTATGTTGGTGCGCGAGTTTAAGCGGGCGATTTACTTGTCCACCAACTACGACTGGGTGGACATGTTTCGCGACAACATGACGCTGCCTGTAAAGCGCTTTGCCAATGCGGACGGCATGGCATTGCCATCCGGCCCAAATGGCGAGAGCTACGACGGTTTAACGCATACTCACTACATCGGCGCGGCCAGTCTGACCGGCGCGGCTCTCAAGAGCCTTGCAAATAACGTGATTGAGCATGGATACAGCGCGAATCCGCAGGTGGTGATCAATAAGGCCGACGAAACAACCGTTCGCGCGCTGGCATCCACCGATTTTATCGCCTACCCAGACCCGCGCGTGGTGTATCGCAGTAGCGATCTTCCCGGCAAAACACTTGATCTGAGCCGCATGGACAACCGCGCCATTGGCGTGATTCCAAGCGTGGGCGCAGAAGTGTGGGTGAAGCCCTGGGCTATTGCCAACTACGCCCTTGCGTGGGACGCCGGTTCTACGAGCAAACCGCTGGCGTTTCGTCAGGATTACGTGGCGTCCACACAAGGGCTGTACATCGCCGCGCAATTTAGCGATCACCCGCTGACCGCCGAATGGATGCAAGCCTACTTTGGATTTGGCGTGGTTAACCGCCTTAACGGCGCAGTGTTGTACTTTGGCGGCGCGACCTACACCGATCCGACCATCGTTTAGGAGAAAGGCATGGACGCAAATACAACCATTCCGGGAGGGCAATACATCACAGCGGATGGCGTGCTTCGTGACGCGAATGGCAGGCCGCTGGTAGTGGCCGATGAAACCGCCAAGGCGGTGCCGGTTGCTGCCGCCGAGGACAAGCCAAAGAAGCCAAAGAAGTAACGCGCAATGGCATTCACCTACGACCTTTCCACTGACATCGGTAAAGTTCGCCTTGAATTGGGCGACGCCGCCCAGCCCGGCGTAAAGCCAGACGGCGGAAACCTGACAGATGAAGAACTGACGCTCTGGCTGGAGCGGGAAGGATTGGTGATGCGAGCAGTTGCGGCAGCATGCGAGGCTCTATCGCGAATGTGGGCCAGCGTTGCCACTATTTCGGTTGGGCCGCGCAAGGAAGACTTGGGTAGCGTAAGCAAAACATGGTGGGATCGCGGGGTTTCTCTGCGTTCTCAATTCGGCAATACGCCGAGCGGGGACGCAGAGTCCGCGACCACTGGATCGTTTGGAATTACGTTGCTGCATCCGCAACACCCGCTGGAGGCCACTCTGCTTACTGGAGGCTGGCAATGACGACGCAGGCGTTTGTGCGCCAACTTGCGATAACCGCCCAGATAACGCGCCCGGGCGCGGGTTCTGGTGCGGCCTCGGTTATACACGCGGCCATCAAGTGCGCTCCAATTGACCCCTTTGTGCCAACCGTCGCCAGCCGAGATGAAGTCAGCGGGCCAAGTGAGCTTTTGCAGACTTTCGCCGAGGCGCAGGGAATACAGGTTGGCGACTATCTCATCCCGACCAGCGGGAAATACGCGGGTAAGAAGCTGCCCATCGTGTCCGTTGGAGAGTGGGAAGGCGTGAACGGGTTTGTTCATCTCAAGATGAAGGAGATCAAATCGTGAGCGCGGGCGTGACGATTCGGGGCATACAAGAGGCGCAAGACGACAACCTGCGCCGCATTGCCATGATGCGCCCAAATGACGCGATGGGCGAGATGGTCAGGGACGTTGCCACCGCTCTGCATCGCTACAAGGTTGGAATAACGCACGTTGACACTGGCGCGTTGCGGGCCGGGCAGCAGATACGCATTGAACGTGCTGGGGCGCGGGCCGTGCTGTTCACCTCCGAAAATGCCCTCAACCCGCGCACGGGACAGCGCGCGGCCATGTATGGCGTTTACGAGGAAGAGCGCGGCGGCTCTCACGCGGCGGCGCAACGCACGGTTGACGAACGCGCAGAGCCAGCGGTTCAGGCCGCCGTCTCTCGCTTTTTGGGGAGGATGCCATGAGTGACCGGGCCGATATTCGCAATGCCGTGTTTGAGGGGCTGAGCGCCGCGCTATCGCTGGAGGTGAACACCGCTGGCGCGGTTGCGAATGGATACGTCCGAAAGGTTTACAACGGCCTGCCCTACGACTTCGGCGGTCTGGATGCGGTGATCGCGGTGTTTTCTGGCAATACGCGTCGCCCCAGCGCGGCCATGTCTGTGTTCAGAGGTAGCAGCGCAGATCATCGCTTGTCCGTTGGGATTTATACCCGCTATGGCGTGGAGGGAGATGAGACCTGGACGCCCGCAATTGCGGAGGGCATGGCAGACGCCTGTGAGGAGCGCGTTGCCGCGTGGGTGGCCGCGAATGCAACCCGTGACGGTGTTTGGAAGAGATTAGCCTACGCCAATGACGGGACGCCGCCGACCAGCATCCTCTTAAACGGTGTGGAGTATCGCAAGGAAGTTATTACGCTGGAGGCCAGCGTGTATTAGGGAGGCGCATGTATCAAGCATTGCAGCCGCTATGGCACAGCAAAGAATTGCGCGATGTGCCAGCGGGTGAAGTGGTGGATTTATTCCACCTGAATGAACAGCAAATTCAACAGTTGATTGACAACGGGGCGGTATGCCGCGTTGAAAAACAGGAGAACACAAATGGCATCAACAACCGGGGCGGTAGTAGCAAGCGGACTAAAGCTTGAATTGTCCACAAACGGGACAACGTGGACGGACATCAGCGGGTCGTCCAACAAGATTGATATTGGCGGCGGCGACCGTCCCATTGAGACGACAAAGCTGTTTGGCGGAAACGCGCCCATTGTCACCAGCGGCGCGGCTGATTCAATTGAAGCCAAGATCACGGCTCTCTACACCGAGGTCGCAAACGAGACATGGGAGCTGGCCCGCGCGGCCTACGAGGCTGGCTCGGCCTTGTATGTGCGCTATTCGCCCGCTGGCGGCACGACCGGCAAGTTTCAGTTTGCGTCTGGCTCTGGCCGCGTCAAAAACGCAGTGTGGCCCTCTGCCGATGCCTCAGACAGTAAGCCGATTATGTTTGAATGCACGGTTACCGTGCCCAGCTTCACGAAATCAACGGTGGCGTAAATCATGGCAAAACAACCAAGCGCAACCGGTGTTCGTCGCGTGGCAGATCTAAAAATTGACACCAATCGCATTGACCTGCCAGCGGGCTTGCGGCTTGAAGCGCTCATTGACAAAGAGGGAAATATCCCGGCTGAGAACCTTGCCGAGGTGACGCAGATTGCGGCCCTTGCGGTTGAAGGCGGGGTCGAAGGTGTGCCATACACCGAAAAGGTGGCCCTAATCAAGCGGGTATTTTCGGCGTTAACCGAGGCGCGTGACCCAAAATCAACGCCGCCGGATGGCGGTTGAGTTTTGCGGTGTCGGCGCACCTTAACACGGGCGCGCCGATGCCTGCGGATTATCTTGAATGGGATTTGTGGCGCACACTGGGCTGCGACCCGCGCACGATAGAACCAAATCGTCTCAGGCGGCTGATGACCTGTATTTCCACTGAAAGAGATCATCTCAAAAAGCCATAACCGAAATGGAAAAGCGCGTTGTAGTTGTTATTGAGGGCAGGGACCTGCTGAGCGGGCCGGCGCGAAACGCTGGCTCCGCTCTGATTGATATTGGCAAGATTGCCATCGGCGGAGCATTGGCGGCTGGACTGACCAACATTGCCAGCGGCTTTGCCAACATTGGTCGCGAGGCCATTGACACGGTCGCCAAGAACGAATTACTCGGCAAATCCCTAACAACGATGCTGAGCCGTGAGATCGTCAAACAAGGCGTTCAAACCAAGTCGGTGCAAGTTGGCACGTTGGTCACGCAGCTTACGCAAAAACAATCTGCTGCGAACGCCGACCTCGCGCTGAAGATTACGACCACGAAGAATGCCATCGCCGTTGAGAATGAGCACCTAGCGGAGGCTATAAAAAGAGGAAAGGACAGCGCGGCGGAGCTGGACAAGCGCAGGATTCGCATCTCCAACCTAACTGCGCAACTCGCGAAATACAACGCGGAAACCACAAAAAACTCATCCGGCGCGGGGAAGACGGTCGGGGTCTACAAAACTTTGACCACGCAAACCGTATCTCTTGCCGAGGCACAAAAGCTGGCCGCGCAGCAGAGCAAGGAACTGCTGGAGTGGATGGAAAAACAGGCCATCTATTCGCCCTACACGATGGATCAGGTGTCGGCGCAATTCAAGATGGCGATGGCGTATGGTTTCACCAGTGACGAGGCTAAGCGCTTGACTAACGCAAATATTGATCTGGCCGCCGCGCTGGGCATGGAAGGCTCGACGATGGAGCGCGTCAACCTCGCTTTGGGCCAAATGCGGAGCAAGGGGCGCCTGATGGGGCAAGAGCTGCTTCAGATGACCGAAGCCGGAATACCCATGCGTGATATTTTGCTGGAGATGGGAACGGTGGCCGGGCTGACCGCTGGAAACTTCGACAAGATGATGGAGGCTGGAGAGATTAGCGCAAAGGGCGTATACGAGGCTTATGCGCAATACTCGGAAAAATACTTCCGAGGGACAGCGAGAGATCAGTCAAGCACAATAGCCGGGCTTTTGAGTTCTCTGGGCGATCTAAAAAAGGTCGCTGAGAAAGATTTTTTTACACCTGTTCTGACCCGCGTTCAGCCGTTTTTGTCGTCTCTGGTTGACATTGCCCAAAATGGAGAAGTGAGGACGTTTATAAAGACATTGGGTGAGGGTTTTGGAAAACTAATAATGGTTCCGTTTAAGCCGGCGGAGGATTTTCTTAAAAATGTTCAGGCCAATCTTTCGCTGGGCCGCGATCTAAAAACCTCGTTGCGCATCGCATTTGATATGACATTCCCGGAAGTTTCTACGCTCGCAAAAGAGATAAGCGCGGGCGTGGAGCGAATTTCGGACAAAATAAAACTGGAGCAGAGCAAAGGCAAAAGCCCGATCAAAATCGGAATTGAGATTGCGCTTGATATTGGCGGCGGTCTTGTAAATGAAATAGACCGAATAGCCAAAGAATTTTCGAACTCAGGCGAGGCAAAAAAACTTGGGGTTGAGGTTGGAAAATTTCTCGGAAGCGTTGTGGGCGATGCTGTCTCGGATGTTTTTAGCGCAAGCAAGAATGGCGAGAACCTTCCGGGATCATATGGAATCAAAATAGGGCAGGAATTCGGCAAGGGCTTTAGGGAAGGGATAGAAAACTCGCTGAAGGACATCAATTTTGACCGAATTCTCACAGATTGGCTCAATGGATTGTCGGCCCAGGTCAAAAAAATAGGCGACGGATTGCACGAGGATACGCTAGCGCGCGATGGCTCCTTCGGGGATTCGATTATCGGGCGACTACTGCGCGGTCTGCCTTTGTTTCCAGAAAACAATAAAAATACAACTCTTCCTCCCGTTCCAACTGGCGCGGAATGGGAAAAATGGCAACAAGATTACCTCAGCAGCCTTCCGTCACCGGATTCATGGTCGCCAGAGGAATTTGCCGCGCTGGAAAAAGGGACAACCTCCGTTGGAAAGGCTTTGTCTAATGGCATGACAAAAGGGGCTGAAGGCGACAAGGGGCTGGCCCTCGGTGCGGCCTTCACCAGCACCATACAAAGCGGCATTGAAGCCGCCAAGGCTTATGCCGACATCAAATCCCCATCTGGGTTGACGGAGGAGGAGATAGGCTCTCCCCTCGCGCTTGGTGTTCAAGTTGGAATAGCGCGGGAGGCTGGCGTGGTAATAGACCAGGCAATGTCCCTCGCAAATGGCGTTGTGGGCGGGCTTTTGCAAGTGTTTAGCGAGAGAAAAGCGGAGGTCGTCAACTCGCTTTTGGCGATGGTAAGCGATGCGGTGGCGGCAATAAAAATCCAGCTCGGCATCGGGGATGGCGCGGCTGGAGTAGCTCCAAATGCACAGGGCGCAAGCTACTCGGTTAACCAATCCGCTTCTTCATACATTGGCGGCGTGGCCGCCTATTCTTCCGCTTCCGCTTCCGCGCGTCCAACGCACGAGCGCGTGCCGGTACAGGTGGACGGCAGGCCGTTGTTTTATTTGTTTGTTGACTGGATGAACCGCGAGATTCACTCGGAGGAGCTGCGCTATGGGTAACGAATACCTGGTGAAGCTCTCGCCGACGCTCGACATTGGCGGCGGCAAGCTAATGGCGGTGGTGTATGACCCGTCAAAGTCCCACGCTGGCAGCGTTGCCCCGGTTTTGATTGAGCAGGATTTGAGCGGGAATACGGTTACGTCGTCCGGGGTTAGAAAGCGCAGTTGGAGTTTTGACGCAATCATTTATTACGGCGAAGCCCCGACCGGATATGCCACATTCCAAAATCTTGAGGCCATATTTTCAGGAACATCAAACGCTTTTGCCTTTCAGGATATGCGAGGCAACGGTGCGACGTATACCGTAGCCATCATTAACAAAGCTGCCTTCACGCCAAGGCCATTGGGGAATATGTGCTTTGAGGCTGGCGCAGAATGGCGCATTACGCTGGAGTTGCGCGAGACATGAGACCCATTCCAGCAGACCTCGCTGCGCATGAGCGCGATAAATCCCTGGCTCCGCGCCACGCGGCCACCGTCCGGCGCGGTTTCATGCGTCGTATTGCGGACAATTATCGCCCCTCGCTCAACGCAGACTTGGACATTCCGCAGATGTATGCCAACACGGGCAGCACAGTATACGCCACATGGCGCACACCGGGCGGGCAATGCTGGTTCAACATCAGCGGGGCGGGCGGTCTGGACACAACCAACGCCACGCTGATTGACGACGGGGCCGCGCCCGCCGCCATGCGCTGCGGCATGGGGCGCGGCGGCTCTGACAGCGCGTTGTATGTGTATCGCGCGGTGAGCGCAACCGGCGCGTGGCGGTTGCAGCGGGCCGCGGTGAGCGGGACAACTGCCCCAATTGCCCTGGCGTGGGCTAATTTTGGCCCCGCATTTAGTTACGGCGGGGCGGACACGGCGGAGTATGTGCGCCGAGTTGAGGCCATCATTCCGCTGGCGGATGGGCACGTGCTGGTTGCGGATGGCGCCCATCAATTTTCGGCGGGCGTTTCATACATTCGCTTTTACCTTGTTGATGCGTGGAATGCAATCACGCTGCGCAACGCGATTGAGATGCCGCTGACAGAGCCGCGCTCGACGTGGCAGGGCATCGCCAAGCACTGCCCTTACATCGCCGCCGCCAGTTGCGCAAGCGGAATCGTGATTGTTGCCAACGCCGACCCGGCGGGGCGGGCGGTGGCGTGGAC